GAAGTTTTTCTCAAATGGTGCTGTCTTAAGTGGTGTTATTGAAATGAACTCAACACCAACAGAAGAACAATTGAGAATCTTCAAACAGAGCTTTAATAGAAAACATCAAGGATCTAAACAAGCTCACAACATTGGAATTTTGACAGAGGGAGCTTCGTGGAAACCACTGGCTCTCAATCACGAACAAATGCAGTTCCTACAATCTAGGAAATATACGAAATCGGAGATCTGTGGTCTCTTTAGAGTTCCAGCATATATGATCGGTGATCTGTCAGAAACAACAAAACTCGGATCAAGTATCGAAGAACAGAATCGAATCTTTTATGAATTGACTCTTCTTCCCTACATTAACCGAGTTGAAACTGCACTCACTATGATGCTTCCGAGAAATCAGTTTGCAAGAATTGATGTCTCTGGTTTGCTTCGTGCAAATATAAAAGCTCGATATGAATCCTACAATCTTGGAAGAAATGCTGGATTCCTTTCTGTTAATGAAATACGAGCAAAGGAGGATCTTCCTCCAGTTGATTCAGAAATTGGAGATTCGTATCTGCAAAACTTGAATCAGCTGTCAGTTGAAGACACTCCAGATGACCAAACAGAATAATTGAAGATAGATCTGAAGAGGTCAAATAATGTCTGCATTAAGACAATTCTGGGCTATCCCAGATCCTATTGACATCCACAGAGATGATCAAATTAAAGAAATGCTAGGTATCTTCGGCAAAGATCACGAAAGATTTAAAGCAAATATCGATTCAAGGAACTTTGGAGAAGAGCTGTTTGAGTTTGATATGGCTTCTAATCGAATCAAAAGATTTGAAAGAGGTTGGGAGTGGGAAGATTTCAAAGGATGCGTTGGATCATATCAACGATTCGGCTTAGATCCATTTGAAAATCACATTCCAAATGCAGTTGCTTTCACACACGACAGCAACTTTTATAATCCAGATTATTCGGTTCTATATTGGAAACGAACTCCGAATGGACTTCAGCTAAGAAATAAACTTGTTGAAGTCAAAGGAACTCGAAACATAAAGAATCAAGATTATGAAATATATCTGGACTTTCAAAGAAAGATCGTAGATCCACACAATGACAAGATCAGAAAATATGCAAAATCTCATTTTGTTCCTAAGTGTTTGATCGAGTTTGAAGTCTTTCTTTATCCAGATGCTTATGCCACTGGATTGAAAGCTGAGAGAGATGGAAGAGAATGGAATCCAACTATTCGACATCTTGAAAAGCTCGAGATCTACAATATGCAAGAAATGGAAGCAATCTGGAACAACACTCCAAGAGTTGATGATGAGAATCAATATATGAAACTACTCACGAAATCAATCTTTGATCCAAAGAAAGTCAATGCAATTGATGGAGTTGAGGGTTGGAGTGATGAACATTATAAAAAACCGATCTGGAAGACAGCATTGGTTCAGCAATTTAATTAAGGATTTATATGCCATATCCAAAAGAAGATCAATTTGGAACTAAAGAAGAAGCACTCGACAAAGCAAAAGCGATCGGTTGTTATATCGATGACAAATCTTTTCACAAGATGGATGTTGAGGGTGAGTCTTTCTTTATGCCTTGCAAAACTCATAAGGAATATGATGAGGTCACTGGTCAAACGAAACAAGATCGTTCTGAGATCAGATCTGAGATCAATGTTCCAGATTATATAATTGCAAATGCTCAAAGAGGTCTGGACAATTTGGATTCTGCTGGTGATGGTCTTGTTGAAAAGACTATTGAAGAAGCAAGAGCTTTGGCTCGAGGATCTATAACAGAGGACAAATTAAGAAGACTCAGCTCTTGGATAGCAAGACACAGAGGTGATCTTCAATCTGATCAAGTTAAAGATGGAAAGATTTCTGCTGGTGTGGTGGCACATTGGCTCTGGGGATCTGGATCAGCTGAAATTTCTGTTGGATCAATGCTCAAAGGAGCTGATCGGACAAAATCTTGGGCAGATAAAGAATTATTAAAATTAGATAATGGAGAAAGAACATTGGAAAATATAACAGAAAAAATCTTCAGTTCTGAACCAAAACAAGTTCGACCAACACCAATTCACGATGTGAGATATGTTGTTAATGAATTTGAAGCAAGAGCAATAGATGGATCAAAAGCTGTGATCAGTGGATATGCTTCCATCTTTGATCGTAGTTCTCAAGTTCTTGGTGGTGGATTTGTTGAGCAGATCAAAAGAGGAGCTTTCACAAAAACTCTTCAAGAAAGAGGAACATCATCTTCAAGAGATGACATCAAAGCTCTTTTCAATCACTCAACTGATCTTGTTCTTGGATCTAAAAGAGCTGGAACTTTAAAACTATCAGAAGACTCAAAAGGACTTCATTATGAAGTTGATTTGGATCTCGACATCACACATCACAGATCTGCTTTCAAAATGATTGAAAGAGGCGATGTGACAAATTCATCATTTGGATTTGATGTGATTGAAGAAAGATGGTCAGTTCCAGAGAGATCTGATGATCCAGTTTTGAGAGAAGTGTTAGAGACAAGACTATATGAAGTCTCTCCAACACCTTTCCCAGCATATCAAGATTCATCAGTCACAGCTGAGAGATCATTAAAAGGTTTATCCGATATGAGTGGGCTAGATCTTAGAACTTTAATCGAAGCAAATGAAAATGGATCTTTGAAAGATTTATTGCAGAATGAAGAAGAAACTGTCTTTAATGCTGATGCTAGGAAAAGAAGACTCGAACTTTTAGAAAAGAAATGACTTCAGAAGCTCGATCAAGATTTCTCTTATTAATGAGAAATGGTGGTGATGCTTCCACACCAGCTCCTCCAAAGGATCAGATCAAAGGATCTAAGAAGAATCCTAAAGGATCTGCTGGTGGTGATAGTGATGAACCAATTAAGTTTTCTAAACAAACTGAGAAATCTATTCAAAACAGAGTTGATGATCATAATGAAGAAGTTAAAGAAAGAGGACTTTCTTCTTGGAGAAGATTAAGAGTTCCAACTGCAAAGAAAGTTGTCAGAAGAGGCTTTGGTGCTTTCTCTACTTCACATCGACCAAATATGAATCGAGTTCAGTGGGGCTTGGCTAGGCTTCGAGCTTTTAGTTATTTATTGCTTAATGACAAACCACAGAATGCAAAATATATAACAGACAATGATCTTCTCCCCAAAGAACATCCAAAGTCTGAAAAGGACTAATTATAAGATTTGATCAGAACTCGTTGATGAAACAGTTCTGATTGCCATAACAACCGACTCGGACAAGTCGAATCGACTTCACTTGTCCAAAACTTTAGGAGAATAAAATGCCAAATCCAATAGTTGAAAAACTATATGAGGAGAGAGCTAATCTCTGGGAGCAAATGAAAGAACTCAATGATCGTGAGATCAACGAGGAAAGATCACTTGATGCCACTGAGAAAGAGCAATGGGATAAGATGAACGACAGAATGTCTGAAATCGATGCCAGAACTCAAGAACTTGCATCTGTCGAAGAAGCAAACAAAAAATCAGAAGAATCAAGAGCAATCTTTGAAACTACATCTGCTCCAGTCATAGAAGCTAAAGAAGAAGCTCCAAGCGATGCTGACATCTTAAGATCTATGGCTACTGGCGAAGTTAGATCACACACTTTTGAAAAGAGAGATTTAACTGTCGGATCAGATGGTGGCTTAGTGCCTCAAGGTTTTTTTGACCAAATCATTGCGAAACTCGATGAGAATGCTGTCGTTAGACAGTTTGCAACAGTTGTCAATA